CGAAAACCCCAAGATTATCGCCCGTAAATTTGACCTAAGTAAGTCAAACAGGGTTGCCAGTTGGCCTAAGTAAGCTTAAACTGGCACGGTGCCACCCATAGGTTCGAAGCGCTCCTAACCCGAGTGTTAGAGATTGGGATTGACCGCTACAGTAACAACACAACAAAGGAACAACACATGAAGAAAGATAACGAATCGCAATCCAAATCGAAGAAGCGATACAACGCTTTAACCGGCGATGGTAGTGAATTTTCGCAGATTACTCTTGCGACGACTTCTTTCATTCCCGCACTCGCTGAATTTGACAGCGCGTCGGGACCGATCCTTTGGGAACTCGACATTGACGCGATGCGCACGTTCCAGCTCATTAGGAGGTTAACGAAAACCTTTGACGACGTCGCACTTCTTGACGGTGAACAGATGCAAAGGGAGCCGGCTATGAAGACCATACAAACGGATTTCGACATCATTGAGCCTGATGCGCTAGAGAACATCATACAAGACATGAGAGCCACTGAGGCCACGGCTGCTAATCAATCTGATGTTCTACTACGACGTTCGATGGAGAAATTCTCTCGCTCGGACTTCGCCGACCCTGTAGATGCCGTCCCCGATGGCGCACCTGATGAAACAAAATGATCAAATCATATCAGGTGGTCGAAGACCAGCGATGGACGACTTACCGATTCGACCCCTATATCTGCACCCCACGACACCGGCAAAAGGTCGCCAACTATGCCCTGAGCACAAGCGATGTCGCACTTATACCAGGAGACCCAACATCAAAGGGATACGTACAATCGAACGATCCTCGAATCTACCGATTCAAGAAGAAGACAGGACACGAACTGACGGCAGCGTTCCCATCGACTGTTGATGAAACGGGCTGTAACGGGAGAAACGGCGTATCTGGTAATTTCATGACATTGTGTACCGCGTGTCGCCCGATGTATCCAGCCGTTCCGCCCATACCCACAAACGTGCCAACTAGGCAGCTGCGAGGGTTGAACAGTGGATGGGAGAAGCCTGCCCACCGG